TAATTCAGAATATTCATCCTTATTGTAAAGTTTTGAATATTTTGTGTCTTTACTTAGAATCAACTTGCTTTTTTCACTTAAATAGTCATCTATTCTTAAAGACTTATTGTAGGCAACAGAGCTGTCAACTTCGGTTTTTCGTCTATTTACATCTATTTCTGCACTTGCCAATTGATTCTTGTATTGTGTCCTTAATATTTCCCAGTTCGTTTTACTCCCGAATACATCTGTATATAGCACATTCTCGAATAGCTCTCCAGTTGTCTTTTTTTTCTCTAATAATGACAATGCCCCACTATCTCCGTTATCTGCTCTATCCATCAGAGCTAGCATCATTTTAGCTCTATCGTGTTTATTCTCAGCTTCTTTTAACAAATCTTTAGAATAATCCGTTACTTCACTTGCGGCTTGTAATTTTATTCTCTGCTCATAACTCGCATTTACAGCATCAAGCCTTTTCAATAATTCTTCATTGCTTGTCGTTTCTGCATCTAATTTTCCTAAAAAATCAGGATATTGTTCTTGCAATTGTGCCAACATTCGTGAGCGTTCATCTGTGGAAACATTTGCTCCTGTTATTGAAGTAACAAGGGCGTTAAACCCTGCTTTTTCCTCTCTTAACTCTTGCGATAGTGGAACAGTAAACCATTCTTTCACTTTGCTAGTTAAAGCAGACATTCCTCCAATTGCATCTTTTAATGGACCAGAATTAGTTTTTCCCATCACATTTTTCAACTGGTCCCAATTGTCCGCTAAGTTTGATAATTGACCGCCTGTTGTTTTTGATATAGCATTCATGCTACCTTGCACACCATTCATTTTACCTAGTGATAAAATGTAATTCTTTACAGCATCAGAGCTTTTTTCTATTTCTGTAGTTTCACCCTTAAATGTTAATTTATAAGAGTTTTTGCCAGTAGATCCTTTTATACCAAATTCTTTGAGCCTTTCAAACTCACCCATTTGTGCATCAAGCATTGCCTCTGACAATTGACCAAAAGATTTACCTTTACTTGCTGCAACATCTCCCAACTGTGTCATTTCATCCATTGTTGGAGTAAAACCCTGGCTTCTTAGTTTTATAAAACTATCGGTTAGCTCATTTATTTGAAAAGGAGTACCTGATGCAAATTTTTGCAAATCAGCCATTGACTGTTTTGCCTTTAATGTGCTACCATAACTGGTTTTTAATATTGCCTCATACTTTTCATACTCCGCTGTGGTTTGAACAATGTCACCTCCTAGACGTAATGCACCGTAGGCGATTGCACCTCCTGCCATCATTCCTCCAGCCATACCCATTAAGTTAGAACCTCCTCGCCTGGTACGCATTCCTCCTTTTTTCTCAATTAAATTAACTTCTCTATTAACCTGACGAATTTCTTTTGATAACCTTTTCATTTCTGAAGTATCAACTGAAAGGCGCCTTTTTTTCTCAAGAAAATCTAATTTGTGATTAAGTGTGTCAAGAGAGTGTCCTAGTCTGCCTGTTTTCTTAATATCACGAGCAATTTGTTTAAAAGATTGATTAGACGATGTGGCAATACTCTTCAATTTTGAAGAGTATTTGTCATCTAATAATATTTTAAACCTTAAATCTTTCATGTTATTTAGAATGTTTTAGGATGTCCTTCTTTAAATGCCCATTGTAATTCTCTCCAACGAGCTACCCATTCATCATCTGTTAATATGTTTGGGTCAATGTGAAAATATATACGCAACAGAGTGTTTATTTTACTTAACTCGCCAATATCTTTTTGATTGGTAGCTAATTTTTTTTTAAGCTAGCCATTCTTATTTCAATAAAGCCATCAAGTGCTAATATTGCAGAATAGAACGCATCGTCATCTGTTTTGATTCTATCATCGCCAGCAAGCCATGTTTTCTCTAAAATAAGTTCCTTCGCTTTTATTGGATTACTGTCCATTATAGCAAGCGACATTCCTGTCTCAAAACGTTCAGGCTTCCGTAAATAACCAAATAGCTCAACTACTTCTTTTGTGTCTTTTTCTTCAAATAAAACAGAAAGTGTAAAAACATCACCGTGCTTTAATTTTAGCTTTTTCAATTCTTCATTAGAAATTATTCCTAGCTTTCGTATTTCTTCTTTTTTATCGCTCATCTTATAACCATTTTACATGTGATATAATTACAGGTATTTCAACTTCTTGAGTTGTTGCATTAACATCAAAGTCTCTTCCGTTTTTCATAAACTCAACGTTTTTTAAAACACAAGCGAAAGTGTTATCAGAATTTAAAGGAGTAGCTACTATTGAAACATCAAACATTGCAACATCCATGATATCATGATTAGGAGCAGCTGCTTGTATTGCTTCAATTTCTCGTGGATAAAGTGTCATACTACCTGTTGCTTTCTTTACACCTCTATGCCTTCCGACTGGTCTGTCAGACCCGAGAGCATAATAATCAACTTTTTCCTGATCCTCTGTAAAACTTATTTTTACTATGCCATAAACAGGAACTCCTGCTATTGCAACTTTTATATCAACGCCTGAGTATTCTACTCCGTTGATTAATACTGGTGTTTGTGCCATTATGTGTATTTTTTAAATTGTTCCGTAACCTATTTCTACTTCAACATTTCTAGCTACACCTCGTATTACAAGTGTAATATTTACTTTTAATAATGAAGTTGCTGAAATGTCTTGGTCTGGATTTATTTTTACTTCATAAGCAGAAATTTCGCCATTTTTGACCATCTGCTCTAGTGCATTACCTGCTGTATTTTCCCAGTCAACAATCGTCTCAAGTTCTAATTTGCCATCAGGCTGAAGTGTAAGAGGACTGTTAAGTTTTGGTAATAATACGGCTCTAGTATTCCTTATAGATTTGTCAATAGTCCTTACATTATTGAGATAAGCATAGTCTGACGTAATTCCATCAGCTGTGCTATTTTCGTTGATGTAACTCCCTGCAATACCTACATGCCTTCTTAAGAAAATATACCCTTGGTCATTTAAGTTCTCTAATAAATTAGGGTCAACGTTCTTAAATAAATCACCGTTAGAAAATGCAGGTGTATCTAGTTCATCCAGTGACATCTTAAAGGTTTCAACCCATGCGATAGATTCATTTACGGCTGATATTGATACAGCTCCAAGAGTAGCACCAATCGCAGGAACTATTTTGCCTGAGTCAAACAATGCCTTACCAGCATTTGCACCATCCATTCCAATTATGACTGAAACGTTTGGAGATGTTTGGTTTCGCAAATCAGGTAGGTTTGATAATGTCATTCCTGTTAAATCACCTGCATATAGAATGCTAAGTGGTTTATGCTGATTAGACAAGGTTTCTGCAACAGCTTGTAATAATGGCACATTTGTTAATTCAAATGCACTATAAGTCATTACAGCAATTTGTCTTAAATCTCCATCTGCTAAGTTTTGTAAACTTGCAATTTCTGCAAAATCAAAATTAGCATCTTCAGATGCTCCAAACATTACATGCAAAGTACTATCAGGCTGAAGTCTTAAAAATTCTTTTAATTGGTAATGCTCTTCAGGAAATAATGCCTCTGTTAAACCTTTAGTTTCAGCATCAGTAATACTTGTTACCTTTTCTGAAACAAAAGGAGTTGCAGGTGCAGAACCACCACTTGCGTAGCTTCTTAAAAAAACGATGCCACTTTTATGATCTTCGTTTGGTAAAGTTGCACCGAGACCTCCCTGACCTTTTATAAATTTTATGTCATTTAATGCCATTTCGTTTTATTTTTTAGAAGTTTTTGAATTCGCCTCAGTTTTTGCATCTGCATCGGCTTTAATCTTTGCATCAGCTTTTATTTGTTCTTTATCAATAAGCATATCCTCAGTAACTTTTGTCAGTCCTAAGTTTTTCTTTCGTGGATTACCATGCTCTTTTTTAGCGTGGTTATTTGCCGAGTTTTCAACTAAGAAAAATTGACCATCAGAAGTCATAAAAAGCTTATTGACTTTATTATGCTTCATTATACTTTGTGCTTCGTGCTTTTGTGCTTTGTTCATAATATCTTAGTATTTAAGAAATAAAAAGCACTTGTTTTATGTTAAAAACATAGTGCTTTTTTAGTTGTCTGTTTATTATATAGTATCGTTTACCACTGCTCCAATTGCTTCAAGCTTTGTCGGTAATGCAATGAATCTTACATCCATTGATACCTCTTCTCTTTTATTTCTTGCATCTCGTGGAGTATAATCTACATCCATCGTACCTTTTGCTTTGAACATACGTTTAGGAAAAAATGCAACTGATGCCTCCCTGTCTGTTCCTGCAGGTGCTGAACCGAATGGTTTCTTAGCAAATGCTCCATCGTACAATGGCATCTCAGCATATTCTTTAATTTCAAAACCATACATCTTTAATATTCTTCCTTCTCTTATATCGTTATATTGTTTTTCAAACGCTTCTGAGACTGATAGTAAATCTTCAATGTGCTGATTACATAATACTAATCGTCTGCCTTGCTTTGGTATCTTTTGGTCATCCATTCGCTTTTTTAGTTTAATAATGTCAGCTGGTGTTAATTTCTTAAATCCATTACCATTATTTCCTCCTGTTGTTTTTACAATTGGTGTTGCAGTAGTATCTCCTGCTGGAGCAAAATTATAGATTGCTAGGTCTAATGCTTTTATCTCTAAAGACTCTCTGTGTAATTCGTGAGTAACTTTCATCTTATCATAAGAAAGTGCGTAAACCTCATCTTTAGTAATCACGGTTGCTTCTGTCTCTAGTTTATCAAGTGTTACAGGTATATCAGCATCCGTTCTTGAATTAACTGGTAAAGGATAAGATGTATTATTTATTAGTACATTTGGATGAACTCCAACAGCAACTAGGTGTATTACTTCATTACCTACATATCTACTGTAATCAGGCACGCCGTCCAAAAATGTTCCTTTATGGGTAAACCTTTTTATCAGTTGCCCTGTCCAAACCTCCTTATACAGTCCTGCATAAGCAACGCCTGCCTCTCCTGTCGGAATTAAAGAGGTAAATGTTAAGCCTCCTATTATCGGTAATGCAGGGAGTCCTGTCGCTGTTGCAATACCAACTCCTCCGATAAGTGCAACCAATACTGAAAAAAATATTGCTTTAATTGTTTTCATTCTTTGTTCTATTTTTTAGTTGAAAAATTATGTTTAATTAGTAAATACTTTGTTTATTTAAGTATTGGTGCAGACCCAAACTCTTTTTCAAAAAGAGGAATATATTCTTCTTGATGATTTTCTCTTAAATCTGACAGCTCTTCGTCTGTAAAATCATCCCAGTTTTTTTTGTCTGATTTTGGATTGTCGCCTTTCTTGTTTTTTAGAGCATCTGATAAGCGTTCTTCCTTTTGACCATCGTCTTGTTTGGAAACTCCTTCCATTTGCGAAAGTGTTTTTTCTGCTAATTGAAAATTTGTTTCTGCAAGCTCTTGAAAGTCTGCTCTATTTTCATCTGTAATGCTTTTATGCTTCATCAATTTCTCAACTTTATCAGCATTTAATTTTTGTACAGCATCTTTACTTTCACTTTCCGATTTTCTTAAATTTTCAATTTCGGCAAGAATTTCAATTTCTGTAGCATCTTCCTTTAGCCCTAATTTTAGTGCAATTAATTTCATGTTAAATTCTTTTTTATTAGTGTTTAATAATGGAATAAAATCCGTTTCGTTATTATCTGATAAATTGATAATGCCATTTTCATCATAAAGCCTTATAGCATTTTTATTTGCTCCCATGTCAACAATTGACGCTTCTCTCATTTCTGATTTAAGTAATGTTGCACGAGTTTGTCCTGGTTTTAAATATTTTTTGTCATCGCTCCAAGTAATTGGTTGCAACCCAGCACTTGCCATTTTGATAAAACCTCCTTCAACTTTGCTTTTAATTTTTACTGCAAATTCATCTTTTTCGTCAAAAATTGGAGTTGCGGTAATAGCTTTTATTCCATTAACCAATTCGACTTTTACATCTTCCCATTTCCCTATTGGTAACATTTGGTTTTTACCATCATAAGAGCTAGGGCGTTGGTGCATCCAATACATTATCGGGTTTTTTCGGAATTGAGTTAATGCAATTCCTGAAACCGAAGCCCACCAGCCTCTATCTACAATTGTTTCGTCTATTAATACAAATCTTATTTTTTCCAATTTTACATTATTCAAAAATTTACATTATCGAAATTTGGGATTTCCAATTCGTTTATTGAGTTACAAAACAACAATTACTAAAGCCTAATTTCAAAAAGCACTCTAAGACTTGAATACATGTACTCAAACCTTAGAGTGTTTTTCAAAAAAGCGGACATAAATAAGCTCTTTTGCACTATGGAAAAACGTGCATTAATTGATATTAATAGAATAAAGGCTTGGCTTTTTGATGTGAAAGTTAAAAAGCAAATAAAAAAAGCTAACAAATTGCATAAGCTAACAAAGCATAAATATTTAGTATTATTAGTCTCGGGCAAACTGCAACTTCATAGAAAAGCCGACTTAAAAAAACTTATAAGATTAAGAGTTTTTACTAAAGGAACTACTATTCAATTATTAGAAAAATCGGCACTTTATATTACAACTTCATAAATGGCAAAAGATAGCGAAAGAAAAACAGCACGCATATTATATGTAGAACAAGGCAGAACCGCAAAAGAAATTGCTGAGCTAGTTAATGTTTCTGAAAAAACTATTTCAGGGGCAAATGGTTGGGTTAATAAATATGGTTGGAAGTCGGCAAGAACTGCACGAATAACTGGACATGATAATCGTATTAGTAATTTGCGACAGATTATTGATGATTTTGTTACAGACCGACTAAGCTTAAATGCAGAACTTAAAGATTTAATTAAAAGCGGAGGCGATAAGGATAGGATTGCTGAGATACGTGTCGAGATTGCACATACTGATAATTCTGTAGCTAATTGGAATAAAACCCTTGAAAATGCTGACAAAAATAGCAATGTTTCGCTTGGTACTTATTTACATGTAATGGACAAAGTATTTAATTCTTTAAGGACATTCGACATAAAACTATATATGAAAACAGTTACTTTCCAAGAACAGCATATTAATGAAAAAAGTATTGAGTTAGGCTAATGAAGAGAATCGACAAACAAATAAAAGAACAATATCTTGCTAAACTAGAAATGGTTAAGTCGGGTTCTAACGTTGATTTAACTGAGGGCAAGGAAGTTCAAAATGAACGTATAAAACGTGCAAAAAAAGGATTTGCATATTTTACACGAACTTATTTTGCTCATTATATGACTGATTCCGAAACGGAACAGTTAATAGAATCGCCTGATTTTCATGTAAATATTGCTAATAAAGTAAAAAGAGAAAAACGAATAAAAGCAATACTAAGATGGGCAAGAGCTCACGCAAAAAGTGTTGTTGCCGATTTATTCATACCTCTTTGGCTATGGATAAATGATGATATTAATTATATAGTCCTTATTGCAAATAATGAAGATAAAGCAAAAATACTACTTTCTGATTTGCAAGCAGAATTTTCAGCAAATGAATTATTAAAACATGATTTTGGTAAGCAACATAAACATGGCGATTGGTCGAAAGGTTATTTTATAACTAAAAATGGATTTATTGCGAAAGCAATAGGAACGGGGCAGGATGTTAGAGGTTTGAGAATGAAAAGTCATCGCCCTGACTTTGTTGTGGCTGATGATTTGGAAGATAAAGACACGATTAAAAACCCCAAGCGACAGGATGAAGTTGCAAAATGGTTACTTACTGCTGTAATTCCTATGATGGATGGTAAGCGAAGTCGTTTTTTATTTGCTAACAACTTATTTGCTCCACGAATGATACAAACAGTTGTGGAAGAATGGACAACAGGCTGGCACATTAATCAAGTTAATGCTTATGACCCTGTAACTTATGAACCTCGTTGGAAAGCAAAATATACAGCTGATTACTGGCGTGAAATTGAATCAGAACTTGGAACTATAAACGCCAATGCTGAATACAATAATAAACCTCACATTGAAGGTAAAATTTTCAAAGAGGAACAAATACAATGGGGTAAGCGACCTCGCTTAAATCAATTTAAAACAATAGTTGGACATTGGGACGTTGCTTATGCAGGAACAAAAACTTCTGATTTTAATGCAGTGAGACTTTGGGGCTTGTATAAAAAAGACTTTTGGTATTTAGATTCTTTCGTGAAACAAACAAAAATGAGAGAGGCTGTTATTTGGATGTGCCAAACTCAAAAACTTTTACCAAAAACTGTGCGAATACGCTGGCAGTTTGAGTCTCAATTTTGGAATGATGAAGTAAAACGAACTATTAAAGAAGTTGAAGAGGCTGAAAAAGTAAAACTTCATTTAATAAAAGTTGATACTCCGAAAAGCAAAAAGTATGATAGACTTGAAAAAATGCAACCATACTATCAAAACAGCAGATTATTTTATAACGAAGATAAAAAGGCACATAAAGATACTCAAACAGGATTACAACAATTATATGGAATCGAACCAGGATATAGAACCCACGATGATGCACCCGATGCAGATGAACAGGCTATAAAGTATCTTGAAACTTTTATCAGAACTTCAGATTTTAAAACAAGAACTGGCAAAATGAAAAAGAATACAAAAAGAGGTTGGAAATAACAGACTTTTGAACGTCCGAAGGACTTCAAAACGTCATAAAATATAAAATAAATTAATATGATTTTTTTAACAGTAGCGGACTTTTTATTAAAAGTTCCTGAATATATAAGAAACCAAATTACAGATGCTGACGATAGTATCTTAGATGATGCAGAACTACACGCAACGGCAATTATACAAGATGCCTTTTTTGATAAATACGATATGAATGCTGAATTTATGCTGACAGGAACGGACAGGCATAAAAACCTACTCCGATGGATGTTAAATTTAGCACTATACTTTATTTACGAAAGAATACCCAGCGACCAAGTTCCTGAGCGGATTGTTAAAAATTATGACGATACAATGCAAGAAATTAAATTAATTGAGCAAGGAAAAAGAAATACAAGCCTTACAAAATTAATTAGAGAAGATACTTTGAGAGCAGAAACAAACTTTAGATGGGGCAGTTCTGAAAAAAGAAACAACAATCCTTATTAACTAGACTATTTTACAATGAGAATATTTGGCATAAACATAAAACGAGATAAAAGTATAAAACTTGCAGACAAGCAAGAACCTGAAGTAACAGGCAAAGAAAAAAAAACGCTTATCTAAAAAAGTATTAAGAGAGCGTAGGCTTGATATTGATGTAGAGATGGAAGAGTTTTTACAAGCTGTTAATTTAGCAAAAGACACAGAACGCCCTGACAGAAAAGCTCTGTATGCTATTTATGAAAAAATAACAGAAAGAGACTCTCACTTACGCTCACAATTACGAACAGCTCATTTTACTATTCAGCAATCTGAATTTCAACTTTTAGTAAATAAAAAAGAGAATGACGGACTAAAAGAAATATTTGAAACGTCTTGGTTTTCCGATTTTATAACTTATGCAATTGACCAAGAATTTTGGGGACATTCTCTTATAGAATTTGGCTATAAGTATGATAATAGATTTAAAGATACTTCATTAATAGATAGACTTCATGTTATACCAGAATTTCAATCAGTAATATTAGAAACAACCGATGACGTTGCTGATGGCATTTCTTATGCAGAGAACTTAAATAATTGGTTTCTTGTTGAAGTTGGGACAAAGAGAGATTTAGGTTTACTCCTTACAGCAACCGTTGATATTATTTATAAAAACGATGCAAGAACTGACTGGGCTTCCTTTAACGAACGTTTTGGAATGCCACTACTCGCAATAAAAACAGATACCAGTAACGAAACGGAACTTGATGAGCTTGAAAATATGGCTATCAATTTTGGTTCTAATGGTTATGTCATTGGTGGAGCTGATACTGAATTTGATATAAAACAAGCATCGGGTACAGAAAATGGACATGATAAATTTCAAAGCAAAGTATTAATGTGTGATTCTTATTTATCAAAGTTGATAAATGGACAAACAGCGACTAGTGATGAAAAAAGCTATACAGGAAGTGCTGAGGTTCAGGAGCGGGTTCTTAACACATACACAAAAGGCAGATTACAAAGAATACAGCGTATCATAAACGATAAACTTATTCCATTCCTTATATATCATGGATACCCACTTGATGGGGCAAAA